TAAATAAACAACTTGCTGATTTAGCAGATGAATTTAAGGTTCAGACTGTAGTTACTCCAGATTGTCACCATGTTGATGAATCACAAAAAGAAATTCAAGAGTTTAAACTTCTTATGAACTCTCATGCCAAAGTTCAAAAAGATGTAACTTATGATAAATCTAAAAAACAAAATGGAATGATGAAGCGACTTGACTATCTATATGGTGAAGATCGTCAAATGTCATTTAATAAGTTTGATATTCATTTATTATCTTATGATGAAATGAAACAAGCAATGGATTTGCAGGGTATTGTAAGAGAAGACATGTATACCAATTCTATAGTCATTGCTGATAAGATAGAAGATTATGATATTAAAGATGGACTAAATCTATTACCAGTTCAATATAAAAATCCAGATAAAGAACTAAAGTTTCTTGCTATTGAAGGTTTGAAGGTTCGTGGGCTTGAGAATAACCCTGAATATATTACTCGTCTTGATGAAGAGTTAGAAATTATTAAAACAAAGAATTTTGGTCCATACTTTCTTGTTGTTCAGAGTATGATTAGTTGGGCTAAAAAAGAAGGAATCATGGTTGGTCCTGGTCGTGGTTCTGCTGCTGGATCTTTAGTATGTTATGCACTCGGTATTACAGAAATCGATCCAATTAAACACGGACTACTTTTCTTTCGTTTTATTAATCCAGACCGCAATGATTTTCCTGATATTGATACAGATATTCAAGATAATAGACGTGAAGAAGTTAAAGATTATTTAGTTAGACAATATAGACACGTAGCATCTATTGCTACATTTTTACAATTTAAAGACAAAGGTGTAGTGCGAGATGTTGCACGAGTATTAGATATTCCATTAACGGATGTTAATAAGGTTTTAAAATTAGTAGATACATGGGATGAGTATTGTAGTTCTAAAACAACTGCATGGTTTAGAGAAAAATATCCTGAAGTAGAAATTTATGGTGATAAACTTCGTGGAAGAATTCGTGGTACTGGAATCCATGCTGCTGGCGTTGTAACATCTAAGGAACCAATTTTTAGACATGCGCCTATGGAGACACGCTCTAGTACTGGTAGCGATGATCGAATTCCAGTTGTCGCAGTTGATATGGAAGAGGCTGAAAGAATTGGATTAATTAAAATAGATGCTCTTGGACTAAAAACATTGAGTGTAATTCAAGATACTTTGCAAATGATTAAAGAAAATCATTTTAAAGATATTGTTTTATTAGATATTGATTTAAATGATGCAAATGTATATGAGATGCTATCAAGTGGATATACAAAAGGCGTATTTCAATGTGAAGCAACACCATATACAAACCTTTTAGTTAAAATGGGTGTAAAAAATCTTAATGAACTTGCTGCATCAAATGCGCTTGTTCGTCCTGGTGCTATGAATACAATTGGTAAAGATTATATTGCTAGAAAACATGGAAAACAGTCTGTATCATATAGTCATCAGGTAATGAAACCATTTACGGAGGATACATATGGCTGTGTTTTATACCAAGAGCAAGTTATGCAAGCATGCGTACACCTTGGCGGTATGTCCATGTCAGAAGCAGATAAAGTTAGAAAAATCATTGGCAAGAAAAAGGATGCTAAAGAGTTTGATGTATTCAAAGACAAATTCGTTAAAGGTGCTTCTGCCTATATTAGTCCCAATCAGGCTCTTGATCTATGGCATGACTTTGAGGCGCATGCGGGCTACTCATTCAACAAGTCTCATGCGGTTGCTTATTCTACAGTCTCGTATTGGACGGCGTGGTTAAAATACTACTATCCTCTTGAATTTATGTTTGCCCTTCTCAAGAATGAGAAAGACAAGGATGGTCGTACAGAATATCTTATTGAGGCTAAGCGAATGGGTATTCCTATTAAGTTGCCACATATTAATGATTCAGATGCTGATTTTAAAATTGAAGGCAAGGGAATTCGTTTTGGACTAACTGCAATTAAATATATTTCTGATAATATTGCATCTAAATATATTGCTGCTCGTCCATTTAAATCTTATAAAGAATTAGAAGAGTTTACATTTACAAAAGGTAATGGTGTTAATAGTCGTGCATTACAAGCATTAAGAGTTATTGGTGCTGCTAATTTCCCAGACAATCCACGAAATGAACAAGAGATTAAAGAAAATCTTTATGATTATCTTAATCTACCAGAGTTTAATATAACAGTTCCATCTCACTATCATGCTTTTATTCAGGAGGTATGTGATTTTGAAGAAAAGGGTTCATTTATATTAATGGGTATGGTAAAAAGTATTAAACGTGGTAAGGGTTGGTCAAGGGTAGAAATACTTGATAAGACTGGGTCAGTAGGTATTTTTGATGAAGAACAAACAATCATTGAACCAGGTAAGACATACCTACTTCTTGCTACAGATAATCGAATTGTATCAGCAATTCCAATTGAAGAGATTAAAGGATCTTCAAATGCTCTTGTAAAGTTTTTAAATTATAAACAATTGCCATTTACAGAAGAAGAAATGTTTGTAGTTTCTTTTAAGCCAAGAGTAACTAAGGCTGGTAAAAAAATGGCTTCACTAACATTAGCAGATACTAGTAGAGATTTACATCCAGTTACAGTATTTCCAACTTCATTTGCACAAGCATATATGCATATTGAAGAAGGAAACGCATATAAATTTAAATTTGGAAAAACTAAGGATGGTACAGTGATTATGGAGGAAGTAAATGTACGATAATGTGTTTGATAGTCTAGCAATTAATTTACATAAGATAGCAGTTGAAAAAGGATTTTGGGGTAGTACAGATGATATAGATGATATCTTTGTTGCAAAACAATGCATGATGATTGTTTCAGAGGTAACAGAGGTTATGGAAGCAGTACGTAAAGATAAAGGTGAAGAAGAGATCACCAAAGAGTTTGCAGATATTATAATTCGTACACTTGACCTATATGCTGGAATGGTAGAGGCTGGATATACACGTTTATCACTTGACCAAGCATTAAGAGATAAAATAGAATTTAATAAAACTAGACCAGAGAAACATGGGGTACGATTCTAATGTCAGTAACAATGGAAGATGTATTAGCACAACTTAATCCTAAATTAAGAAAAACAATTATGATTGGGGACTCAATTCCACCAACAGAATATGCAGCAACCCCTAGTTTTGGATTAAACCGTGCATTATCAGGCGGATTACCATATGGTCGTCAAGTACTAATTTGGGGTTCTAAATCATCAGCAAAATCTTCTTTATGCCTTCAAATGATAGGGTTAGCGCAAAAAGAAGGAAAGATCTGTGCATGGATTGATGCTGAGATGTCATATGATAAGGCATGGGCAGAACGACTTGGAGTTGATTCATCTAAACTTATTTATTCACAGGCTCGTACAATTAATGAAATGGTTGATGTAGGTACAAATCTAATTAACGCTGGTGTAGATATTGTTGTAGTTGATTCAATTACATCACTACTCCCAGCAATCTATTTTGAAAAAGATTCAGATGAACTTAAACAATTAGAAAATACTAAGCAAATTGGAGCAGAATCTCGTGATTTTAGCAACGCATGGAAAATGATTAATTATGCTAATAATAAAGTTAAACCTACTCTTTTTGTTTTAATTTCACAATCTCGCAATAATATTAATGCAATGTATACAAGCCAACAACCAACAGGTGGTCAGGCTACAAAATTTTACTCATCAACAGTGATTAAACTGTTCTCATCAGAATCTGATAACCAAGCAATTAAAGGAAAAATCAAGATTGGTGATAAGTTGATTGAAGAAAAAGTTGGAAGAAAAATTCGTTGGGAACTGCAGTTTTCAAAAACTTCTCCAGGATTTCAATCAGGTGAGTATGACTTTTATTTTAGAGGAGATGAAGTTGGTATTGACTCTATTGGAGACCTTGTAGATACAGCAGAAGCATCAGGTCTTGTAAATAGAACTGGAGCATGGTATCAACTAGATGATGGTACAAAAGTCCAAGGTAGAGATGGATTTATTGCTCGTGTAAAAGAAGATTTAACACTACAAGAAGAACTTAAGAATAAGTTAATCAATGGCTAAAGAATTTACAGTTTATCCTGGAAAGTTCCCATGTAAAAAATGTGGTATTGATGTAACATCTTTGAGATATTGGGGTGAAAGTGGAGATGCAACCTGGATGTGTGAGAATAAGCATATTTCAAAGGTTAATCTTCTTCCGCAAAAAAAGAAAAAGAAAGATTTTATAAATGAGTGAAAGAGGAGAATCCAAAAGAATTGGAGCAAAGCAACACAAAAATTCTGGTAGAAATAATACTAAGGGCGATGCATCCTGGCATAACTTTGTGTTAGATTTTAAAGAATGTTCTAAATCTTTTACTCTCAATCAAGATGTTTGGGCAAAAGCAGTTACGGATGCACTTAAAAAAAACATGGATCCAGCCCTTATAATAGTATTAGGCGATGGAACAAAGAAGGTTAGACTTGCTATAATTGAATTAGAACTTTTAGAACAATTAATAGAGGAGACAGAAAATGAGTGATGTGGGACCACAAAGTACAACTTTAGAAATGATTAATGGTTTGGCAGAAATTGCAGAGTTTATGGAAGATGAAGAATTAAATACTGCTCTAACAATGATTGCTAAGTTAATTATTAAACCAGATATTCCTGCTCCAGTAGCAAGTATTGAAATTGTTAGACTTCAGGCTATTGCTGGCAAGTTAGCCCTTAAAGCAACATGGATGGCAAATGTTGACAAAAATAATCGTGCAAAGAAAAATATTTATTATACAGCAGCAGAAGCAGTAAACAACTTGGTATCAGCACTAAAGTACATAATGCGCTAACCTGGTATACTTATATAAACAAGGGATAAAAATGACTAAAAACTTATTAAAACAGATTATGATTAAGCCAGATGATACAAAGCATAATGGTGATATTGACTATACCGAAGGATTAATTGAAGCAATTGAAAATGGATATACTGCAGAAATTAAACCAAAGTTTACTAAAAAATATTCTTTCTCACCTTCTACGTTAACGTGGGGTCCTGGAGAGTGTGCACGTTTTTGGTATCTTGCATTTGATGGTGCAATATTTGAAGATAATGCTGATGCTTATGGTGTAGCAAATAGAACTAGTGGATCGTTAAGTCATGATCGTATTCAAGATGCAATGATTAAAGCAGATATTCTTGATAAAGAAATGGAATTTGAAACTGAAAGAAAATATGGCAAACAAAAACATCCAGCATTAGAATTTACTGTTAAGGTAGATGATCCACCAATCTTTGGATATGGTGATGCAATGTTAAACTTTAAGGGTGTTTCTATTCTTGGTGAAATTAAAACAATGCCAAATGAAGGGTTTGAATATAAAAAAGCAAATAGAAAGCCAAAAGATGGTCATCTAATGCAACTGCTTATCTATATGAAGATTCTTAAAAAAGACAAGGGTGTTTTAATATATGAAAATAAAAACAACCATGAACTATTAACTTTGCCAGTACAAGTAAATGATGCATATCGAAATTGGATTGATTATTCATTTGACTGGATGAGAAGTGTCCGTAAAGCATGGGTGGACAGACAGTTACCTGTAAAAACATACAGGGCAAATTCTAAAATTTGTAAAAACTGTCCAATTAAAAAAGCCTGTGCAGAAGCAGAATTAGGGGTTATTAAAATTAAACCTCTTGAGGGGCTTAGTGAAACTTTGTGATAGATGTGATACATATTTTGAACCTAAAGTAAGTTATCAAATTGACTGTAGTATAGAGTGTAGAGATACTGCAACTAAAGATAAAATTACTGAAAGGTATCAGATTACACGCCGTCAAAAACGAAAAGGCAAGATAAGACGTTGTTTAGGTGGATGTAATACACAATTATCAATTTATAATGATTCTGGATTTTGTGCAAACTGTAATGTAAGTGAAAAACAAGTAAACAAAATGTTAAAAGAATTAAAGGGGTTTATTGACTATGAGCAAGAATAAATGGGGAATAGAGGTTCAACCAGAACGAATTTGTGCCATTGACGCTAGCACTAATAGTCTTGCTTTTGCAGTATTTCATGGTAAAAATTTAAAAGAAATAGGTAAAATAAATTTTGAAGGTCAAGATATTTATCAAAAAGTCGGGGATGCAGCAAGAAAAACTCTTGCATACTTTGATGCAGTAATAGATGCAGAAGCAATTATAATTGAACATACAGTATTTATGAATAGTCCAAAGACTGCTGCAGATCTTGCTCTTGTACAGGGAGCATTATTAGGTGCTGCTGCTATGTGTGGAATAACTACTGTAGGAAAAGTGTCTCCAATAACTTGGCAAAATTACCTAGGTAATAAAAAATTAACTAAAGATGAACAGTTTTTTCTTAGATCTAAAAATCCTGGGAAATCAGAATCATGGTATAAAACTTATGAAAGACAGTTTAGAAAAGAAAGGACTATGAAACTAATTGAAATTCAATATGATAAAACTATTAACGATAATGATGTTGCTGACGCTTGTGGCATCGGTCACTGGGCTATTAATAATTGGTCTAAAGCCATAGGGGTTGACAAATAGCGCTATGGCTGGTAAACTATATACAAGTGAGATTTGGCTACGTAAGAGATTTCTTATGGATAAAAAGTCTCCAGAAGAGATCGCTAAAGAATGCGGGGCAAGCGTAGAGACAATCTATGTTTATCTTGCTAAATTTGGATTAAGGAAGTCTAAAAGATGAATAAAAGACAAAAGTTTATTATTGGTATTGGGATTGCTGGTGCAGTTGGTCTTACATATTTAATTTCTGCACTTAAAGGTTTGCCAGATGTATTTGACTGGGAAGAAGATTGTGATGAGTGAGCACACAGAATTAAAAATTACTGTTGATCAAGTCAATCACCCACTACACTATACATCTGATCCAAGTGGTATTGAGGCAATTCAAATTACAAGACATAGAAATTTTAATATTGGTAATGCTTTCAAATATTTATGGAGAGCAGGACTTAAGGATGAAGCAAAAACAATTCAAGACCTTGAAAAGGCAATCTTTTATATTAAAGATGAAATTAATAGATTAGAAGGAAAATACAATGTCAAGTGAAATTGAATTAATAGAACATCTTGACGAAGTAAACAAAGTTGTTACAGAATATCTTAAGGGACAAGACCCTACTAAAATTTCTAAAGATTTAGATATGCCAAGAACCCGTGTTGTGGCATTAATTAATGAGTGGAAAGTAATGGCATCTGCTAATGATGCAATACGTGCTCGTGCAAAAGAAGCACTTGCTGGAGCAGATACACATTATAGTAAACTTATTACAAAGGCTTATGAAGTTATTGATGAATCAAGTTTAACAAATAATCTTAGCGCAAAGACCCAAGCAATTAAATTAGTAATGGATATTGAAAAATCAAGAATTGAAATGCTTCAAAAAGCAGGTCTTCTTGAAAATAAAGAACTTGCAGAAGAAATGGTTGAGATTGAAAGAAAACAAGAAGTTCTTATTGGAATACTTAGAGATGTTGCTTCTGAGCATCCAGAAATACGTGATTTAATTATGCATAGGCTTTCATCTATTGCAAAAGAAGGCGAAGTGATTACAATTGTCCACGATGTTCAATGATTTTTTAGAAGTATTAAAAGAAAATCACTTTGTTGAAAAACCAGTAGATGTAAAGACATTTGTCCAGTCTCCAGACTATTTAGGTCAACCATTATTATCAGACATTCAATATGAAATAGTAGAAGCGATGAGCCAAATTTATCGCAAAGAAGACCTAATTGAATTAATGGGACAGGCAG